TCACAGGAAATAGATCAGATGTTTATGGAGAACTTATGGCTTTTATAGTTAAGCAAAGAAGTGGAAAAGAAAACTTTACTATTGTTCCACCAGAAATAGAGGATGCCAGAGGAAGTGAAACAGGAAGTGTTTTAGTTAATGGCGCACAATCTGCTGGAGACAATACTATTGCTATGGATGGATTTGCTGGAGATGGTGCTGGAAGATTAAAAGCTGGAGATTTTATAAAATTTGCTTCACACACAAAAATTTATATGGTGGTTGCAGATGTAACAAGTTCAAGTAATGCCGCAACTGTTACAATAGAGCCACCTTTAATAGCTGATATAACAAATAATTCAGCAGTTACTTATGACGATGTTTCTTTTACAGTTCATTTAACAGGAGATGTTCAACAATTTGGGTCAGTAGGTGCTGATAAAGATGGTAGTCTTTTATATAAATACGAATTAGATGTTGAAGAAGCCTTTTAATGCAATACAAAGTTAAGTATTGGATGAATGTTGATGTACTTGCTGAAGAAATAATTGATAGTGAAAATATTAATATGGATACAAACGATTTAGGAAAGTATAATGAGCCAACAAAGGATGCAAAATATAAAATTTTAGATAGTATAAAAATAAACAGAAGAAGTTACGAGAAATATGACGAGAAGTTTAACAACCGCAGTAAAGAATCATCTAGCGACAAATGAAATAAAGCCTGTTCATTTAATCACGATTGGTTTTGGAACTCCACAAAATATTACAGATTGCGTACATGATTTAACTTCAAGTGTATCAGGCTCTAGTGTTACTTATTCATCAAGCAGTTTTTTAGTAAGTTACCCTGAAGTAGTAGAAGAAACCGACATAGGTAAGTCAAGCATATCAATAGCTTTATCAGGAGCAGATCAAACATACATATCATTAGCACTAGCAGAAAATATAGTTAATGATGCAGTAACAATTTATAGAGCATTTTTAGATGCTAATAATGCAATTATAGCTGACCCTTTTTTATTATATAAAGGAAACATTGAAACATACACAATAGTAGAAACTGATGATTCTTCAGTATTAAATCTTAATATAGTTTCTCATTGGGCTGATTTTGAAAAAAAATCTGGAAGAAAAACAAACAATACATCGCAACAAAGATTTTTTAGTAGTGATGTAGGTATGAATTTTGCTAGTGAAACTGTTTTAAATATCAAATGGGGTAGACCATAATGTTTAATTGGTTTGATAAATTATTAGTTAAAATAGGGAAAAAAATATTAAATAGATATGCACCTAAAGATGAGTTTATTGCTTACATTAATAAAGATGAAGAAAAAATATTAAAAAAATTAGGTGGGTATGGAAAGCCTGTAAATGAAACAGGAATTAAATCTTTTTTTAATCCTTTTAGGGCGGCCAAAAAAGTTTTTAAGCAAGCAAAAAAACTTGTTAAAGTTGTAAGAGTAGTTAATTTTTTAAAAGGTTTAAATCCTTTTGTTGCTTTAGGAATCTTTGCTATTGGTTGGTTATTTTTATCTAATAGACGACCAGATAGACCTGACTTCGGAGATAGTGATTTTAATAATTACGAAAAAGGAATATTATTAAACCACCAATCTAACGATCAATCTATTCCTGTTGTTTATGGAGAAAGAAAAATTGGCGGAACAAGAGTTTTTGTAGAAACAAGTGGAACTGATAATGAGTATTTATATGTTGCATTAGTTTTATGTGAGGGAGAAATAGAAAGTGTAGAAAAAATTTTTATTGATGATAAAGAGGTTACTTGGACAGGAACTCTAGCAGATAATACTTTAAGAGAAGTAGCTTCAAGCGATGGCAATTTTTATAAAGATAGTGGTAGTTTAATTAGTGTTAAATGTCATTATGGTACTGATAGTCAAGCACAATGTGATTTATTAGGAACATTAACATCTTGGACATCTAATCATAGATTAAGAGGTCTTGCTTATTTATCTTTAAAGTTTAAATGGCACAATGATGCATTTGGTGCAATACCACAAATCCAAGCAATCATTAAAGGTAAAAAAGTTGTTGCTTATAATTCTAGTTCAGTTGCTCAAACTGCGGCACACTCTAATAATCCAGCTTGGTGTTTATTAGATTATTTAACAAACGAAAGATATGGAAAAGGAATAGCAATAGCAAATATTGATATACCAAGTTTTTATACTTCATCTGGAGTTTTTGATACCGATGTTACTGCTTATGGCTCAACAACAATAGATGTTTTAGATTGTAATGCAGTTATAGATACTTCGAGAAAAGTTATTGATAATGTTAGAGAATTAACAAAAGGAGCAAGATCATATTTACCTTTTTCTGCTGGCAAATATAAATTAATTGTTGAAACCACAGGCTCGGCTTCCATAACTTTAACAGAAGATGATATTATAGGTGGATATAGTTTAGCAAGTGAAACCAAATCAAATAAATATAATAGAGTTATAGTTTCATTTATTAACCCAGATCGTAACTATCAAGTGGACGAAGTACAATTTCCAGAAATAGATGATAGTGGTTATGCGTCAGCAGATCAACACGCAACTATGAAAACTGCTGATGGTGGTTTTTTATTAGAGGGAAAGTTTGACTTTTCTACAATTACAAGTCCTTATCAAGCATTAGAAATAGCAGAAGTTATATTAAGAAGATCAAGAGATTCAAAAGGATTATCATTAAATGTTGGGTTTGATGCTTATGATTTAGTTATTGGAGATATAGTAAATATAACATTATCGTCTTTAGGTTATTCTGCAAAACCACATAGAGTTATAGGAATGACTTTTAATGAAGATTTTACTATTGATCTTAACTTAGTTATTCATCAAGACGCACATTATACTTGGGCTACAAAAACACAAGTTGCTTCAACACCAAGTACAACACTTCCAAATCCATATTCTGTTACTGCTCCAGCTTCATTAACACTTTCCGATGAATTAGTTGAGTATTCAGATGGAGTTGTTTTAACAAGATTAAATATTGCAGTAGGAGTTTCAACAGATAAATTTGTTCAATACTATCAAGTTGAAGCTAAACAAAGCACAGAATCAGATTACAAAATTTTAGGCAAAGGAACACAATTAAATTATGAAATGCTCAATGTAGTTGATGGTAAAATTTACAATGTAAGAGTAAAAGCTATAAATGCTTTAGGAGTCTCATCTACTTATACATCAGCAAATCATACTGTAATAGGTGCAACAGATACTCCAGCAGATGTTTCCACTTTATCTGTATCAATGGTTGGCTCAAATCAAATGCAATTACAATGGACACCTGTTGCAGATTTAGATGTATCTTATTATGCAATTAGGTATCAAGATGTAACGAGTAATGCTAGTTGGGCTGGGTCAACAAACTTAACCCAAGTTGTTAGAAGAAAATCTAATAGTGTTACCATTAATGCCAGAACAGGAGCATTTTTAATTAAAGCAGTTGATAAACTTGGAAATGAATCTGCAAATGAAACAATCGTATATTCTAATATTTCAAGTCTTGAACATTTTTCCTCACCTTTATTTACTTTAAATGAAGAAACTGCTAGTGCAGTTACAGGCCAAAGTTGGAATGGTACTTTTGATGGAGATTGCGTTAAAGGAACAAACTCAGATAATGCACAAATAGCAACATTAGACACGATAACTTTATTTGATTCAACTGTTGGAAATTTTGATTCAGCAGAGGGAGATTTTGACTTAGGCGGAACAGACACAACTTCAAATCCAACTTATTACAATGCAAATATAGAATCATCAGGATTTTATATTGGCTCGAATACAATATCTTTAGATGCCAATTATGATGCAACTTTTCAGGCAACTGTTGATATGATAGCAAACGATTTATACGATTTATTTGATAGTGGTAGAGGTGCTTCTTTATTTGATGACGCACCAGCACCTTTTGATGGTACTTCTGGCTCTCAATGCGATGCGTTTTTACAAGTTGGCTCTAGCACAAGTTCTTTAGATGCTATAACCACTTATCAAGACATATCTCAACAATCTACTATTAAAGGAAGATATTTTAAATTTAGGTTGAAATTATCAAGTGGAGATAATAAAGCAAGACCTGAAGTTACTAAAATGCAAATTAAATTAGTAATGGAAAAAAGATTAGAAAGTGAAGAAGATGTTGTTAGTGGTGCTGGAGCAAAAGCAATAACTTATGCAAATGCTTTTTATGCTTCTCCAGCGATTGGTATTGCGGCTCAGAATATGGCGACAGGAGATTACTATGCTATTACGAGCAAAACAAAAACAGGATTTACAATAACATTTTACAATAGTTCTGCTTCTGCTCAAAATAGAACTTTTGACTATGTAGCCAAAGGATATGGTTTGAAATCTTAATTGTAATAATGTAAAAATAGGAGTATAGGTAAATAAATATGAGTTCAGTTTCAGATTACAGTTTAGCAAATCAAGGGTTTAGTGCGTTTCGTACTGAACTTAATAATATATTAGGTGCAATTAACACAACTAATTTAGCGACTTCAGCACCAGCAAGTTTAGCGGCTGGGAGTATGTGGGTAGATTCTAGTTCGGCTGGAACACATACTGTTAAATATTACGATGGGTCAGACTCCATAACTTTATTTAATATTAATACTTCTGCAAACACAGTAGATTTTATAGACTCATCAGTTACAACAGAATTAGTTAATGACACTTCTCCACAACTCGGTGGAAATTTAGATACTAACTCACACAATATTTTAATAGACGATGCTCATTTTAT